TCAGGAAAGAACACAGGAACAAATTAATAAAATAGATATTATAGTAGTAACAGAAGATGGTACAGTACAAGAGTTTATAAAAGATAAAAAAACATACTTACACCTTCTTGACAAAGAGATTGGAATGTATTATAATAAATCTAGACCAGAAGTAAAAGTTTATCAAGAATTTCCTGGGTTATTACCAGGTTCTTGGTAATTTATGAATAAGTTGTTCATATAGCTTAAAGAATACTTATGCATAAATATGTAGAGAATTTACTAGAGAATTTTTTGTTGATGATAATTTGAAGATAGACAGGACGGCGGTGCGATTCCGCCTACCTCCACCAACCCGAATGAGGGGGTAATGTAGGGTCGACTGGTATTGAATAGTTATCGGAGAAGAATGGGGCGACTCCCTAATCGGTCAAACAAGTAAATGCAAACGATAATTTTGCATCTCAAGATTACGCACTAGCTGCATAGTCTTATGGGTCCGACAGTACCTGGAAACAGAAACTGTCAATTAACTATGTGGTCTGCGGTCTTTAAGACAACCAGCACTACTTTTAGGAGAAGTAACATGGCTTGGAATAAACCTGTTATCACAGAAATCTCAGTTGGCTTAGAAATCAACTCTTACGCTTGTGCTGAGAAATAGTTAAAATTGGGAGACTTAGGTCTCCCTTTTTTTCTTTAATAATTAATTAAGTGAGTATATAATGACACCAAAAACATTTTCTATTTTCATAGAATCAGAAGTGCGGAAAAAAAGAATTTCACACATGGATGCAATATTAGAATATTGCTATCAAAAAGGAGTTGAACCAGACTCTATCACAAATTTAATACAAAAACCACTCAAAGATAAAATAGAGGCAGATGCCAGAGATTTAAATTATTTACCTAAAATGGGTAAGTTACCTGTATGACCGAACTTAGAGGAGTAACTAGAACATTGGACCCTTTCAAAGCATATATGATTTACATGGGATTAAAAGCACATTTTAATTCTAACTATGATTATGTCAAGTATGGTGGTAAAACTTCGGCAACAAGAAAAAGTTATTTAAATCGTAAAGACAAAGCTTTCTTTGGAAAGGCGTCTAGAAAATTTCAAAATGAAGTTGAAGATTTTTTTATTTCTAACTTTGTAGAAAATGAAAAAGGATATGTAGGTCAGTTTAACGAAGAAACTTACATACAATGGAAAAAAAGAGTTCAAAGTTTAAAATATCAATTCAAAAATGACATGACATTGTTGTTAGAACAAAGTAAGAAGTTTAATAAAATGTTTGAGTGTAAAGATGGTCAACACCCTATTCTATTTAAAAATTATTTAGCTAAAAAAATTAGTATTGAAACAATGGTTATATTAGATAGAATTGTTGATTATGCTAAAGATTTTGATACAAAAATTCATGAAACTGTCATATGGCCAAGTCATGCCAAAAAAATAAATAATTACAAAAAGCTATTGACTTTTGATGAATCTGAGTATAAAATGATACTATTCAATTTAGTAAAATAGGAGTTATTATGAATACCACAAATGAATCTTTAGTAAGAGAAAGAGATTTCTTTAAATCTAAAGTTGAAGACCTTGAAAATCAAGTTAAAACTTTGTCAACTGAACATGCTTATGTTCAAAAAAAGAATAACGAACTTAGAACTAAACTAAAAGAAGCAGTTGCAAGACCTCTTAATCGCTTCAAAAAACCTTTTAGGAGAAATTAAATGGAACAAAGATTTACATTTATCAAAACAAATGAAAAAACTAGCGATGATGATTTCGTTCAAGAAGAAAGAGTTGAACTTGAAGCCGTTATCGAAGAAAATGATTTTGGTGAATTATCTGAAAAGTTGACTAACTTTTTATCTGGGTGTGGCCATAATGTTGTTGTTGAAATTCATGATAGAGATGATGAAGATTTTGATGATGATGATGAATATGACGGTGGGGTTGAACAAACAGATTAATGAAAAAAAACTTATTTATTATTGGTAATGGTGAATCTAGAAAGTATCACGAATTAGACCATTTAAATCTTTATGGTAAAATATATGGTTGTAATGCTCTTTATCGTGATTTTATACCTGATGGGTTAATATCTTGTGATTGGAAAATGCAACATGAGATTCACTCATCAGGTTATACTACTAATAATAATTGTTATTTTAAAAGTTGGAAAAGATTACCTAGTGATTTTTATGATATGATGATGATGACGAGTTTAGCAGAAGATGTAACAAAAGATTTAAATGTACAATTAAAAGAAGCAGGTCTTCCAACCTTAGAACATTTTGTATATGAGAATGAACGAGGTAATAAAAAAGAGTGTGTTGTACAAGGTATTAATGCTGAACAAGTTGCTTATGTTTTACAGAAACTAATAAAAGAATATAAAATGGATAGTTTTGATGTAAAAGAAAAACTAGGTAATGCAGGGTTATTTATTAATTGGGTTGAAGAGAAAGATAAGATAAAAGATTTAGACCAGTTTTTTGATGGTGAACATAAGGGTTGGGCATCGGGCCCTACGGCAGTAAGAGTTGCAATAGAAGAGAACCCTGGTATTGCATCAAGTAATGTTTTCATGTTAGGATTTGATATGAAAACAGGTGGTAAAATTAATAACATTTATAAAGATACAGATTGTTATGTATCTAAAGATTGTAAATATGTTGGTTCTTCAAACTGGAGACAACAACACAAACAGAATTTTGAGAACGACAACTATTCTCATATTAAGTTTTACAGAGTCATAAATGACGATTCCATAATAGAGGAATGGGAAGATTGTGATAATGTAAAAAACATAAGATATTCAGAGATGAATACGCTTATAAATAACTCTATATAATGATTAAGTGAAGATAAAATAGCATATAATAACATACGGAGAAAATAATATGTCATTAGATACTTTAAAAAAGTCTAATTCATTAGACAAAATATTAGCTGCAGTTAAAACTGAAACTGCTCCAGCTGAAAAAAAATCATATGTAGATGAAAGACTATGGAAACCTGAACTAGATAAATCTGGTAATGGTTATGCAGTAATAAGATTTCTACCATCACCTGAAGGCGAAGATTCTATGCCTTGGGCGAAGTTATGGAATCATGCATTTCAAGGCCCTACTGGTAAGTGGTTTATTGAAAACTCATTAACTACTTTAAATCAAAAAGACCCTGTGTCCGAATACAATAGTTCATTGTGGAACTCTGGTGTCGAAAGTGATAAAGAAATCGCTAGAAGACAAAAAAGAAAACTACAATACTATTCTAACATATATGTTGTATCTGACCCACAGCATCCAGAAACCGAAGGAAAAGTTTTCTTATTCAGATATGGTAAGAAAATCTTTGACAAGATAATGGAAGCTCTACAACCTCAGTTTGAAGATGAAACCCCTTTAAATCCTTTTGATTTTTGGGAAGGTGCAAACTTTAAATTGAAAATTAGAAAGGTTGATGGCTATTGGAATTACGATAAGTCGGAATTTGAAAGTCCTTCAAAGTTAAATGAAGATGATGCGATTTTAGACAAAATCTATAAATCAGAATACTCTTTATCAGAGTTTACTGCACCATCTAATTTTAAAACTTATGATGAACTCAAGTCCAGGCTTGATGATGTTCTAACAGGTACTCAATCATCTAAGAGTTCTGCAGAAGATGTAGAACTTGAAACTGTTGAAACAGATGTTGAAGACAAACAATATGTTGACAATGTTGTTGCAACAGCAAAGACCGAAAGTGATGATAGTTTAGATTACTTTCAAAAACTAGCAAAAGAGGCTTAAACACCTACTTTGTTTCTCCTTTATAAGGGTATGTGAACTTAAAATTCACATACCCTTTTTTTATTATAAATAGAATAAAGAGGAGAGTGAGTATGGACCCTATTACAGCGGTGGCCGCAGCAACAGCTGCGTTTAATACAATTAAAAAAGGTTTCGAATTTGGCCGAGATGTCGAAAGTATGTATGGTGATATTGGTAGATGGATGCACGCCAATGAAGCCATTCATCAAGGGCATAATAATGCTAAAAAAAGAAATGTCGGAAGTATTGAAGAAGAGGCATTAGAAACCTTTGGTGCTTTGAAAAAAGCCAAGCGAATGGAAGATGAACTAAGAAATTGGCTTATTGCCACACACGGCATGAACGCCTGGAATGACTTGTTACGCATACAAGCATCAATTAGAAAAAAAAGAAAAGAAGAAGCAGAAAGAAAAAGAAGAGAATTAGAAGCCATGATTAAATGGATATTTGGGGGGTTTTTATTTGTTGTTATTGCAGGGCTTGTATTAACAATAAGTTTAAAGTATTTCGGGTATATGTAGTGTCTAAAGTATTTAAAAAACCAGATGATTTAAGAAATCATTATCGACCTAGACATAGAATTACAGAATATAAATCGCCTGTTGTTGCATGGGAAAGTACATTAGATAGAGAATGGGTAGAAGATGCAAAAGGTGAGGGATATTTTCAAGAGAAAGTTATTGTAACTAAAAAGAATAAGTCGAGAGTTTTCTAAAATTAAAATCTTCAGATATACTACTTAACATTGCTGTTGTACTTGTGGTATTTTCAATATTTTGAGTAGGTGAACTTACATTATTAACAATAGTTTGACCACCATTAGACATAGAAGATATCAAACTATCCATGCCAGTTTTCATAATATCATCTGTTCTTGCGGCAGAATCTATTTGACCAGAAGTACTTGGTCTAAACAATTCTGGGCCTTTTTCACCTACAAGATATAATTCATTGTCCTGAACAGGACCACCCATTGCTCTTCTAGGTATATCTTTTCCTGTTACGGCTGCATAGTCAGTACCAACTTGACCTATTGATTGAATAGCAGCAGCAGCTTTCATAAGAGGTTCAGTATTCTTTGCTAATTCAATTATTTTGTCGATTGGCCCTTTACCACCGAATAGAGAATTTCCAATTTTACTAAAAGTGCTTCCACCAAATCCTTCAAGTGCTTCTTTTAATGCTTCAATACCAAGAGCAGCTCTAAACATTGTATCTGCTGGGATTTGACTTAATTTTTCAATTTGTTTTGTGGTTGCATCTGTACCAGCAGTTTTCATTTCAGTAATTTTACCAATAACATTAGCTAGTGAATCACCAATCCCTTTGATGATTGATGCTATACCATTACCAATGCTTTCAATAGTAGTACCAAGACCTTCGAAAACAGATTTTATAGTTTCACCAAATGATTCAAACATTTTTCCTATTGGTTCAAATGCCGGTTCCAAAATTCTAAGGGCCGCAGAAATTGCTAAAATGGCAGCCGAAACAGCAGCAAGACCAACAAGTGCAGCTGGGTTCGCAATCGCAGACAGACCTGAAGCAATACCTTTTAAGATTCCACTTATGAAACCGCCTATGCCTTTACCAGCAGATACACCCATAGTTTTAATACCTTTAGCCATTCCGACTACTTTACTAGGCCCACCTGCTTTTGCTGTTGATGATGCCATTGATGTTAACCCACCACCTGAAGCTTTTTTAGCTAAACCTCCAACTGCACCTTTTCCTTTACCCCCTGCTTTTAATAATGAACTACCTAATCCCTTTAAACCAGGGAGTAAGTTTTTCTTCATTACTGTACCAATGAACTTGGCAGCTTTTAAGACTAAACCAAAGGTTGCTTTTGGGTATAGATATACTGCTAAACCGCCTAATGCAGTTATTAGAAAGCCAAAGTTTTCTTTTAAAACATCACCTGCTGACATTGTATCATCATTAATATCTGAAAATAAATTTGTGAGTTTACCAGAAATGTATAATGCAAAAGGTTTAATAAAATTTTCATACAAACTTTCTAATGCAGGAAGTAGTTTACCAGTGATTAATTCTGACATTTCTTTCCATAAATCACTTTCAAAGAATTTTGGTAATAGTTTTAATAGAACAAGTAGACCACCACCAATTAATGCTGCTTTAAGAAAAGTACCAATGCCACCAAGAAACCCAAACTTCTCTTTTATTTTACCACCAACACCTTTGGCAATCTCTCCGATTTTAGAACCTAACCCTTTTAAACTTTCTAAGAAACTTTTTTGATTTCTTATCTCTTCATTTTTGTCTTCTTTTTTTGGTATTAACTTTCGAAATATATTTCCTGTTTTTTCTTGCACAGATTTAAATAGACTGCCTGTTGTTTTACCGGCTTTATCTAAACCAGTAATAAGACTACTTTTGATAGTAGAACCTAAGTTCTCTAGACTCTTAACGACTTGCATATCACCTTGTTGATTGCTAGATACAAGTTTTTCTTTTAAATCTGATATTTCTGACATTATTTCTGTTTTTTCTTTAAATGTTCATAGAGTTCTTCAACAAGGTCAGCTTTAGTAAACCTTCTATCTAACTCTATTCCGTGTTTACGACCTAAGTTTTCTAACT